CTCTGTTGAAAACGCACCTGCTTTAAATAAATCATCGAGCTGGTCGCCTATATCTGGATACTCTGGTTTTCTATTTCTTTGATATGCTTTGGCATCATATTCAGCTTGAAGTCTTGTTAGCTCTGTTTGAATTTCTTCTTCTGTTGGTTTGGTTGTGCTTGAATCTAACCAGTTTAATTCATCTCCTACCATTGTCCATTCAGTATTAGGTCTTAAAGACTGAATAGCTTTTATTTTATCAATCATGCTACTACCTCCATCAGAATAATTGTTGAGGTGGGATTAACAGTTGATGAATATTGAAATGTTACTATTCCACTATTAGAATTAGAATGAGGTCTACCTTGAGTTTTATATGTTACTGATGATGTTGATGATGGACTATCTAAATAATTTACTATTGCATGACCATCTAATTCTTGATTTGTAGTTCCACCACCAACAGTATACCACATAAAGGGACCAGTTCCACTTGCTGGTGGTTGCCATATTGTAGTAGTATCTCTTAATAATTGTATACCCATGCCTACGCTAGTAGCTGAACGAGTATTAACATATTGTTGCATTATCATTATTAATACTTTATTCGTAGATGATGAAGGTGTTATTGACGCAGATAATCCAGTATCTGTAAAAGTAGTTGTGCTAACAGCAACTTGTGTGCTTGTAGTTGCCTGAACCACCTGAACAATAGTTCCAGCACCAACAGCTACTTCACCAGCTTTGTCTGGTAGGGTAATAGTTCTATCAGTCGATGTAGAAGGCACAGTTAGGGTTACTGTTCCTGTTCCACTTGCATTTGGGGTTAAACGAATTTTACTCACTTATTCTCCTGGTTTTGGGTATTTAGCTTTTATAGGATCAACCATCTCTGTCTTCCAAGCATCTATCCCATCATCATAAATTTTTTCTAACTGCTTTTCCCAACTTGGGTATTCTTTTGCTCTTTGTCTTTGGTATTCTTTAGCATCATATTCAGCTTGTAACCTAGTTATCTCTGCTTGTATTTCTTCTTCTGTTGGTTGAGTTTGGTTTGTATCATGCCACTCAACAGTTTCACCCCTAACCACAAACTCTGCGTTTGGTCGTAAAGATAAAATTGCATCTGATTTAAATATCATGCTTGTATCTCCATTATTACCATTACTTCTCCAGAACTACCACTATTAGATTGAACAGTTCCACTTGTTTGATATCTTCTATATCGTAAATCAAATGTGGTCGAACTTGTTGTTCCAGCTAACCCATAATAAGCCTTTGTCCAGCGCCCCCAAACTCTATCTGTAAGGTCAGTTGAAACTTCTAAAGGCCCACCCCCATCTGAATAACTTGTAGTTTTTTGTGTGCCATCTTGAAATATATCAAAACCAAAACCACCAGCAGCAGCTGGGGTTTTGAGTAAATGTCCTTGCCAAACAACATAAAGATAATTTGAAGAACTTGTAGGGGTAATTGAAACACTTACACTTGTAGCAACATAACTGCTTGTTGCATTACTAGTTACCGTTGTGCTTGTATCAAATTTGGTTTGAAGAACAATTCCAGATTTTCCTGTATCTACAATAGTAGCTGTATTGCCTGACAATGATAGATTGTTTAAACTACCATTACTTGTTCCACTTAAAGCTAAAGCCATAATCTCTCCTTATAATACTACCCAGTTACTGCCACTTGGCACAGTTACAGTAACGCCAGAATTAATTGTTATTGGACCAGTGGACATTGCGTTTTTATTCGTGCCGATTGTGTAATCCGATGTTACCGTTTGGTCGTTTTCTACAAAAACTTCATCTGATCCACCGCCCGTTGCACCACCACCTAGCTGTCCCCAAGCACTACCATTATAACCTTCATACTTACTTAAGGTGCTGTTAAATCTTATCATACCACTGGCTGCACTTCCACTTCTTTGTGCAGTCGTACCCACAGGAAGTTTTAATTGTCCTGTGCCTGTAACATCAGCGTATCCCGTGCCACTTGCTGTAATATTGACATTACCATTTGTATCAGTAGCTGAAAGCGTATTACCGTCAAGTTTTAAATTATCAACTTCAAACGAGCCTGTTCTTTTTTCATTTGCTTGTAAAACAGTAACCGTTGCACCTGTTCCACCACCATCAAACTTTAACACAACATCTTTCCCATTAGGTATTTCAAAATCATTTGACGCATTGTATGTGCCTTGAAAAACAATAATGTTTTGACCACCAGATAGACTGTTACGAATAAACACAATCTTTTCTGCATCGTTTGGTGTTAGTTGCACATACGCAGTAGCACCTAAATCGCTACCATCATTAAATTCTATGTATTTGTTTCTACCATCTGAACTAGCACCATCTGTAATAGCTAATGTATTTGGTGAACCTGAAGTACCCGCAGAAGATAAAGTTACGGTAACAATTCCGTTAACCGCTTCATCGATTAAATCTAAATTTGTATTAGTTGTATCCCCCCAAGTTCCACTTTGGGTTCCTGTTTCTATTTTTTCAATACCTAAATTGGTAGTATATGTACTTGGCATTTACGCTGCTCTTCTCCAGTTTGGTGTTTGTTCAGGTTCTACCTCTGTCCATGTTGGACTTTGAGATGGAACTACCTCATTATAACTCGGTGTTTGATTTGGCACAACTGTTATCCATACCACAACTCCATTAACTTGTCCACTAGCTTCTAATCCTGTAACATCAACATCGGCATCAGCTTTCACGGTTACAGCATTGGTAAGACCTAATCCTTGAACACCGTCTGTAATGACAGTGGTTGATCCTGCCGAAACAGTAACACTACCTACAGCACCTGTGCCCTCTAGTCCTGTAACTGGTACGTTGGCTTCTGCATCAATGGTAACACTGCCAACATTTCCTGTAGCTTCAAGCCCTGTGACAGACGTATTTGCATCCGCCTTAACTGTGACACTACCTACATTTCCAGTTCCTGCAACACCTGTGACAGGCACATTAGCAATACCTGTAACGGTAACACTACCAACTCCACCTGTTGCTTCTAACCCTGTAACGGGAACATTAGCTTCGGCTGCAACCGTAACACTACCGACATTTCCAGTAGCTGAAACTCCTGTAACACTTACATTGGCAATACCTGTAACGGTAACACTGCCTACAGCACCTGTGGCTGAAACACCTGTAACCGATACATTTACCGATAACCCACCTAATGATGAAAAAGGTGAGGATGCAATTGGGGTATCAGAAAAAAACATTTATACCACAGTCCAAACTGAGCCTGATGGTACGGTAACTGTTATTCCTGAATTAATTGTAATTGGTCCTGCACTTAAACCATTATAGTTCGTTGGAATAGTGTAGTTAGCAGAAACCGTAGTAGCATTTGCCATTATTCCATTAGAAGCTTCAACTTCTGTTGCTCTTAAAAAACCTGTACTAATTGTAACATCACCACTTGCATCTAAATTGACTGATTTATCTGCGGGGTAAACTACAAATACGTCTTTTGTTCCTGCTGAAAAGTTAACTGCTGAACCAGAATTAGAAGACGATAAAATAGTATCTCTACTGAGAGTAGTACCAGAAGACGTATAAGTACCTATACCTACTTCCCATTCATCTGAAGTAGATAAAGTTATTGTGTAAAAAGTTGTATTACCATCACCAATAACAGAAAAAGCTTGGTAATCAGTTACAGCTCCCGCTAGAGTAACTGTTCCTGTACCCGTAGTGGTCGTGGTTTCCTTTACACGGTCTTTTAAAACAAGAGCCATTTATTGGCTCCTTACGCTATTCTTATAATAGCTGTTGACGAATCGGCTGTCGGAAACTGAATTGTAAAATCACCCGCAGTAGAAGTCTTATCTGCTCCAAAATCTAAAACTATAACAGTTGGATCACCTGCTGCTGTGTCGTTATAAATTAACGCACCTCTAGCGGTGACTGTAGCTGTAGAAAAAGTTAAATCACTAAATGAAGTAAAAGCAGTAGTTCCAGAGCTTGAGGGGTCTATTCTTGTTAGAGTGCCACCACCTGCACTGTATCCTGTTCCAGATACCTCATCAGTTGCGGTATAAGCAGTAGTTGACGCATCAAAAGACGCATTATTGTCATACATTGCAAGTTTGAATGTATCACCACCTGATAGTAAAAAATTGTGTTTAGCTTCCATTAATTCTTTTTTGAAGCTTGTACACATGAAATTGCCTGTAAAAGCCATGTTATAATCTCCTTATTAGTTCAGCAAGTTTTGGTTGTCCAGCATTTATTATAGCATTATACACGGTTGTTCTGTCACTTTTAACAGCTTGTTGCATGTATACTTCTATAAGTTGCTTGATATGTTTTCTAAAAGCATATGCTTGTTCTTTTACTTCAGGTTTAGCGTGATCCGAAACAGATACTATTTTATCTGTGCATCTTTCAGCTAGTTCTTCAATACTAAGCCCTCTGTTTTCTGTGGTTTTAACATCAACTTTAAAACTTTTTGATAAACCCACTTGCATATCAAACATTCAGTTCCCCTATTGTTTTGGTCTAATAACCATTCCAGTTCTATACTGGTCTGTTGTTTCTTTTGCTTCACCCAACATCTTCAATTCAGTAAGAGCTTGAGTAAATCTTTTCTCATACATAGCAGACATGTCTTGCTCACCTTTCATATAAGTGTAAGCTTCTAGTAAGCTACCATACAATAAAGCAAACGGTGCATTGGTGCTTAACCATGTCGTACCACTCTCTGCTCCTGCTGTTAAACTTGCAGGGCGATAATAATAGTGTAACTCTACAGAATAATTGCTATCTGGAGTGGGTCCGATAATAAAATTATTGATATCAAAAACAGCGTAATATTTAGGGGTTCCTGTTGTGCTAGGGTTAGGGTTATACGACTGGACATAATCGGTGTCTTTTAAATCTAAAAATACTTTTTCATTACTTGCATTAGTAAAAGATAACGAAAAAGATGCTAAATAATCAGTAGGCACAGCTAAAAATTGATTTGAAGAAGTCATAGACCCTGTGCTATTTTTTATAAAAAAACTTAACTGAATGTTCTTAAATATACGTTCTTCAGCAGCTTTAATAAAATCATTTAGATGATTAACAAAAGTAGTCTCATCATTTTCAGCATAATCTTGTATTGCTGTCTTTAAGGTGGCTAATGTAAAACTCATGGTGTACTCACTGTAACTGATCCAACATTTCCTGTTCCCTCTACCCCATCAGGTGAAACACCTGCAGGAGCATCAACGGTAACAGCACTAATTTGTCCGTTTGCAATAGTAGGTCTAAACGCTGGTCCCATAACTAAAGGAACACCCACTGCTACTGTCAACGGTTCAACTCTATCTGGTCTAGGGTTTTTTATGGCTTGAGCATCTGAAAACTTACGTCTAGGTTCCAACTGTGGATGCTTTCTTTCAAACTCATCATACCCTACCAACATTCCTGTCCACTCTTTTTTCATCCTATGAAGTGGATAGCGAAAACCAGAACGATCTGATATTCCAAAAGCTTTTTTACCGACAGCGTACTTTGACATTAATTAACCCTATAATACTCTAAGCTTGGTGCAACATTAAAGGATGCTCTGTCTCTATCCTCTGTCATAGCTCTTTCAAACTCTTCCTCGTATATTGCTTTTAAAAACTGTGTTCTATTTGGTGCTTTCTTAATAGAAATATAATAAGCTAATCCTGCTGCTAAACATGGATAAAACCTAAAAGGCACTTCCATAGTATTAGTAAAGGTATCGGCATCATCTATTCTTACCAATCGGTCAAAGATAAGTTGATCGGTACTGTTTTCAGGAGTTGTCCAAACCTTTAAAACTGGAGTTATTTGTCTGTCAAGAAAAAACTGTGAAGGTCTACCCGTACTTGTTTTATCTGGAATATTTAAATACTCGTCTCTACTTAATCTTTCAATACCATAGTCTGTATTATCTCGTCTTACAACAACAGATAAAATATCAATAGTGTCAGCATCTAGCGTATAGTCTGCTGTGCCTGACACACATGTTACTGTGGTTTGTTTAATTGTCCACTGATTTAGTCCTCGATTTGCCCAATCAGCTAACAATAGATTTAGTGAGCGTTTCGCTGTTTTTAAATCATAACCCGTGCGTACTTCAACCCCACATCTTTCAAAAGCTTCTTCGATGTAGTCTGAAACGTCTAGTTCAAAGTTTTTTGATCCTGAAGTTGTCATGGTTATTTATTTTTTTTAGATCGTTTAAGCATATCTGGCATTTTTACTGCGGGTGGAACACCTTTCATATTAGGTTTACGATTGAATCCTTTTTTAGCTTCCTTTTTTTGTTTAGGAACGTCTTCAAGAAAACTTTTTTTAGATCGTTTAAACATATCTAATACATTTGGCATTTTTGATGGTGGAACATCTTTTAAAATTTTTGCAAGTTCTTTGTCCATATCTACTGGACCACCTTCATTTCTTTTTAAAACACCTCTACCTACTAATACATCCTTTTTAGTGACTTTCCCATCACCTGTTAAGTCGGGAAATTTGCCTTTCTTGGGTTTACTAGCAGAGCCACCTTTGCTAAGTTTCTTGACCATACCGCCCCCACGCATTTTCTTAGCCATTCCACCTGCACGCATTTTTTTGACAGCACCACCTGCTTTCATTTTCTTCATCATGCCACCACCACGCATTTTTTTAACCATACCGCCACCACGCATTTTTTTGACAGCACCACCTGACTTCATCATAGCCATTGTTTTACGAGGACTCATTGCCATTTTTTAATCTCCTATAAAATAATTCACGTTTTTGGTAAATTTCGTCACTATTATATTCATCTTTATAACAGTCATAATACCCTAATTTCTTAATTTTTTCTGCTGATTCTTGTAATTTTGTTAATCTTTGAACAAAAATAAGACCATATTCTTCATCCACTAAAGGTTCAAAACTTTCCCCTTCTAAGTTATCATTTTCATCACCATCTGGATGAAAACCCATTAACCATACATCTTTGTCAATAAAAAACCCTTGGGATATGGCATCATTTAGTTGTTCTATATATTCGTGGAATTTTTCATACTTATCATATGCGGTATCCACTAAAATAACTAAATCATACCTATCATCAAAAGTAGAGATAAGACTATATAAACACTGATAATCTTTATCATGCTTAAAAACAATTCCTACTTTATCTTTATCCCACGCAGCTTGTGCGTAAGGACACGCAGGAAGATTATTAAACGCCTTGTTCTTTTTTTCTAAGACATTTGCTGACCATCTACGAATTTCAGCTTCAATAAGTTTTTCTTGATGTGTTCCAAAAGGTACGGCTATCATAAGTATTTCGTCCTTTTTCTTCTGTCATCCATTACAGCACCACACCCTTTATTCATTCTAGAAACGCAACCGCCTTTACTTAACTTTCTTACTTTAGCTTTTGAAGTATTAGCTACAACAGTTTTACCCTTACTGCCTTCACGTTTCTTTTTCTTCGCAGTAGATGCTCTTTCAGATTTACTTAAACTTTGAGCTTTTGCTCTAGGTAAACAACGATCTGGATTCTTTTTATCTTTGGAAGTACCACATTTCCCTTTGATATTTCCACTACTATCTATTCTTACCCAATCTTCTTTAAGCCATTGCTTAAGCTGACCCACGCTTTTTCCTTTTGCTTTTCTTAGCGTAATTTGGGTCTTTACAATACTTTGATGCAGCTAGGTTTGCATACGCTGATGGATAAGTATCAAAAGTTCTTTTTGCCCAAGCTTTGCCTGAAGGGCATATTTTACCTTTTGATTTTGTCTTTGATCTTACTGCACCACCGTTGCCTAATTTAACAACACACTTCATAATAGTTTTCCTACTATTTCTAAAATTGTAGTTGTGTGAGGAGTCATAAATAATATAACAATAACGGCAACCCAAGCACCATTATTAACTTTTTTATCGAGTTTATCAAAACGTGCATCTAGCTTTTCCAAGGTAGCTTGAATCTGCTCATACCTCTTATCGCAAGATGCTTCATGTTTTTCTAACTGTCTTAAAACTTCTTCAGGGGTCATATCATCACCATTTTACTTCATTAGCCCAATAAGCTCTAGACATTTTACCTTTTTTGATATTAGGACCATGTCTTGCTACAAAAGACTTACGTTTAGCTTTCATACGTTTGGATTCACCTTTTTTAGCTTTACCCGCAGTACCTGATAATGTTCCAACTTTTTTACCTTGTTGACCAAAACGAAGAATCTTTTCCTTTCCACCTTCACAAGCTTTTACAATATGTGATTTAGTTTTGTGTTTTGGGGTACGTCTTGGTTTGTTGCATGGCATACTCTTTTTGTTTACTCTTTTAGTAGCCATTACGTTTGCCCATCATTCTTTATATAAACAAAATCTAACCCAGCAGAGATTGCAATGTCTGCACCTGATGAGTCACCTATTGCTCTTACTTCAATGTCTGTTTTTTCTGT